ATGTTTTCAATCGATACGCCATAGGCGCTCGCCATCTCTGATTCCTTCGCGCGCTGCTCGAAGATTTCCTCAAGATCGCGCCCCAGCGACGAAGCGATGTCCTGCAACGAACAGACGCCCATCTGATATTCCATTTGCTTGGCTTGCATATCCTTGACGGGATCAACCCACGTCCACCCACGGGTTTGAAAATGAGCCTCAGACAATCGATTAAAATCTGTCTCAGGCAATCCGAGGCGCGTTAAATTAGCCGCCAGCCATGCTTCAAAAATTGGTCTTTGTAACTTAGAAATAAACCATTGCTGCTGAGCGCGGAAACGATCACGCTCTTCGATGGTTCCCGACCGGATTGAGGAGAAATTCACCTCAGTCAGATCGCCAGATAATGAGTGATAAGTGACCCCCAACCCGGTCGCGATTCCTTTCAACGCTGTTTTTACAAATTCACCATAGGCGCTCACGGGATGCGTTGGGTCTAATAAGTGCATCTCGACACCTTCGGGAAGCTCGGTCATACCTAAACCATTAATAGCGGTCGGCAGTCCATAGCCTTTAGCGTCTTCGTCGTTTTCTAACCAATCTCCAGTGGGCGTTTTGTAATATCCCACCTTCTTCGCTGCGAACTCGGCAGCAAGCATTTCGGCCTTCTCGTAACGGTTCAGCATCAACAAATGAACCATGACCGAGGCCATCCACGTTGCGCCCCGAATCTGATTAGGTCGCTCGCTTTTATAGATATGAATAATGTCTTCAGCCGGAACGCGCTCATACTCTTGACGGTCAGCCGATAGGCCAAAAAGAGTCGTGCCGCTCTTTGCAGGCTCCCCCTTGGTCAGCCAGTAAGCTATAGGTTTGCCGAAACGATCCATCTCAATCCCTTGCGAGATCATACCTATACCATTGCGAGGGTCGGGGTCTTGATTCAATTCATTGTCTAACCAAGACGCATCGTAGATCATGATTCGGAGACCATCGTCTCTGAACAAACGAATCAAAACCTCGCCGTCTCGAGCGACGCTTCTGACCACGACCTTCTGGACTTCATACCAGTTCAGTCGTCCGTCAATGGTGCAACGCTGCGCGCGGTGCCATGACCTGAATTCTCTTTCTATCAGCGAGTTCAATCGTTGATCGAGCCGTCCCCGGGAGGTTCGCGCTCGCATCTGAAGATTAATCCCGTATTCGCCTAAAATGCCGTTTTCTAATAACTGCAAATATCGATAGGCATAATCGTTATTCTGCTCGAGGTCTCTAGCCCGGGCGCGTAACGCCTTAGATTGTTCTCTTAAATCTTGATTGATTGAATTGCTTTCGCTGATCCAATCTTTAACCACATTGGGGGACGCTGCCGCCCATTGTCTGATGGCTGAAATGTTTGTCATAGGCGAACCCCGAATCGACCAACCTTCTTCGTATTTAGCTCGGCAGCTACCGAGTCGCGCATCCGAATCAGCTCAGGCAGGTCGGCATAATTCATTGAGCGACCCGCTATGGAGTAGCTTGAAGAGGTTTTGGTCGATAGGGTTTCAATCGCGGTTTCGAGGTTGTCGAGACGCAGCTGGAGGTGCGTTATGGGGTTGGCAGTTGAGATGTCCCGATCAGCAACAACCTTCATTTCACCGGATTTCAAAGTGACGCGCGCACTGTCTGAGTTACGGGTTATATATGCTTGATAACCATAGATGCCGGGGGTATATGCAGCCGTGGTCGCGGAAGCTACTTCAACCAGATAATCATCGCCGCTTGCCGAAGCGCTGATTTCTATCTCTGTTGAACCCGAACCGAATAATCTCAGAACATACTTGAGCGTATACGAGGAATTCGCATAATCGCTATTCAAGTCAGTGCGCTTCCACGCGAGAAAATCCCCAGCGACAAAAGTCGTCGGTTCAATGCTCGAGTAGTTCGTCGAATCGAACAAATTGCTCATGGCTCATCATTCGAACAGATAACAATTCTAATTTCGGGTCAAAAACTAGACTTTTTGCGTTACCTTATTCGTTACGATAAAGACGATTCTGTTGCTAATGTTTTACAACCCTTTATAAAAGAGCCAAAACAATTAGGCGTTTAATATGCACAGAACACGATATCCAGAGCGAGTCGCTTTCGTTTGTCAGACATGGCTTAAAGATCAGTTATTTGAAGATGCGATAAAAGAGGAAAAAACAATATCAGAGTTAATTAGAGATCGAGTTTCTGCGCCGTACAAAAAGGGACACCACACCCCCCTTACAAATGTCCCTAAAGATCGTTGATAATCTGGTACACCCGTGACTTTGAGATTTTGAAATGTTCCATGGTCGCTTCGATGTTTCGACCGTTGAAAAACTTCTTCACCTCAGAAGGATCGACTCGAGGTTTGCCGGGAACATAGATTTTCGAGCCGCCATATTTTTCTCGAATGTATTTGGTGATTTCGATATAAAGATAATCAAACATGGGTTTATCGATCTCTAGCCGAGCAAGCGCGTTCCTAATGGCTTCTTCTATAACCATGCGTTGTTGTCTTGTGTGTTAAATCGTCGACGCATTTTGTTGAGCGTTGAAACCGGTTTTTCAGCTGGCGGGGGAGGGGGCTTCTTTTTGTTGGTTCCAAATAACCGAAGAGCTGCCAGACCATAGACCCGGACGTCAATCGCCTCGTTTCGCGATCTAGTCTGAACCCATTCTTGTTTCGGTCGGCCTTTAGTGTATCGAGTGACCAGCTTTTCAGCGGTGAGCTGCGCGAAGTATTCATCATCATAATCTGGTGAAACAGGAAAATGACAGTAGCCGGCTCCCGGCTGCTCGATACCTAACCGAGAATAAATGAGCGTTTTGCCCTGATCGACGCCAACGGGTTCGGGAGAAAACCCTCGCTTTTTTCGACGTCTAAGACGCTGAGCCCTTTTTAGTTGATCCTCGATTAGGGGGACGCCAGATCCGCTCACCCCTTTAACAGCCCAACAGAACTTTCGCTTCGCCACATAGTCATAAACGAATTGTGTGTTATAGCCAGAGTCGATTGCGACCGAATCCGGTTCAAGCTCCGAGAGGGTGTCAGTCAGATCGTCCCATACCTCGGGCTGCGCTGTGTCCCCGGGTAAAATGATGTATTCCAAACCCCAAGACTCTTCGCCTTCGCCCCATCCGACCAACTCAAGCTCGAGGCGATCTTTCTGAACGTCAACGCCGACGGTTTTACAAATGAACTCGATATCTTCCGGGTAATCTTCTCTTCTAGTGATTAAGACATCGGGATCGGCTTGTTCACCCTGATCTTCCCATGTCTCTGCTAAAACAGTTTGCACAAATGTTTTGAGCTGCTCCGACCCTCCCTTTTTGGCCGCGATAAAATCCTCCACCGCATCTTCCCAGCCATACCAGCCAGCGGGTGAGTAAAGCGACGACAGATGGAAACCTTTAAACCTTCCCTTCGCCGTAGGTCGCCATTTTCCCGCGTTCAACATATTCGTTTTTTGCGTTTCAGGAATAACAACCCCGCAATGCTCGCAAACCATGTGCGCCGTCGTCGGGTCGTCGTCAGTCCAGTGTATGTTCTTCCATTGGATCGTTTGCTCTTCGCCGCAATCAGGACACGGCACGAAATAGCGACGCTGATCTGACTGTTCGAAATAATCTTCGATAGTAGACAGTCCTTTTATGGTCGGAGTTGAACACATAAAGATTTTTCGATTGCGCTTGAATGTCGCGGTTCGTCTAATCGCCAGTTGAACCGGTGAACCCTCACCATCCAAATCGTTAGGATAGGCGTCGACCTCATCCAAAAATAAATATCGAGCTGGCATCGATCTGAGACCGACCGCCGAATTCGCACCGGTTAAAATCAGAGTCCCGCCGGGAAAGTCTTTTTGAAAAAGCGTGTTGCCTGTATCTCTCGCCCGGGGAGTCGCGACCTTTTCAGCGACCTCGGGAATGGCATCGATGGCCGGAGCGACCCGCTGCTTAGAGACCCGCTTCGCAGAATCAACCGTTGGTAGAACGTAGAGCATCCCAGCCGGAGCATGATGGATCGCGTATAAGATGAAATTGAGACCAGCCTCAGTTGCTCCGATCTGCGCGCCCTTCATAAAAACAATCGTGTCGTCCATGGAACTCGACGAAAGGGAATCCATGATTTCTTGAAGGTAAGGGGTTCGCGAGGTTCTCCACCTTCCGGGTTCGCTCGAGCTTGCCTGATCTAATAAACGATGGTCGTCGGCCCATTCCGAAACGGTTAGTTCCGGTTCAGGCAATATCGCATCAGCAAAAACCTGCGCGTAACTAAAGGTCACCCCGAAATCCTTTCCGACGTTGATATCTTTTCGTTGACGTCTTTTAGGGTAGCTTTAATCTCAGCGTTTAATTCGTGAAGTATCTCTTTCTCAGAACGACCGACTAAGAGGCTTGCCACTCTATCAGGCAACGAAAGCATAGAGTCTCTAAACATTCGCCCAGCTTTGTCGGCGTCATCCATGATCTGAGCAACGTCGACCAGCTCCCTTCGCTTTTTTGCTTCCTCCATTTCCGCGAGATTGGCTTGATGACGTTCTTTCTTGGCCCGAGCCTCGGTGTATTCAACGTGAGCCGGTGCCGTCGCGTCTTTAACTGTTTTTGTAATGCCCCCAGCGCCTTCTCTG